CGAGGCTCGTTGTCCTCGCAGTCGTATGTCCAAGGATCTACGGCGCCGTCCGGCGTGGCGTCAAGTGAGAATTAGTCAGCCTCCGCTTCGGCCATCTTCATTAGCGCGTCCATGACGGCCTTCTGAGCAAGTGCCTGCACTGTATTGCTGGCCTCCGTCGCAGGCATGGCGGACGACCCTTCGTAGACTGGGTAGTTCACGCGCAGGATGCCAGCACGAGCGGAATCCTTCGCGTTCTGCAGATCAATCTCTTCGATATCGTAGCCGTATTCTGCAGCGACCTTCGCGCGACTGGTGAAGCCGTTCTGGACGGCCAGCATGAACGCGGTGGTTTCCTGCAGAGGGTGGATGTGACCACGCGCCGGGGGCATCCACTCGATCCGCATGTAGTCCTCAGGCTTAGCGTCGGCCGGAGGCGTCCACTTGCCGGCGAGGATTGCCGCCGATACGAACCGCCGCCAGACCGGCGCGCAGAACTGGTGGACCATCATATGATGCTGAATGCTGAGGATGAAGCGCCCGACCTCGAGCATCATGGCGCGGTAGACGCGGTCATTGATATTCCCGAAATCGAGGGTGATCTGCTCGACGCAGAGTCCGATGCAGACCGCGATTTCCGACAGGTTGATGCGGTTGAAGTCGGAGAAGTTCGTGTCTGTACCCGGCTGATCCGGAAAGGTCACGTCGTAACCTTCTGGCACCTCGACGGCGCCGCCAGCCGGAACTGTCTGGAATTTCGGCTCGTCGCCGTCGGCGAATGCCGCGCCTTCCTCGTCGATTGGCTTCTTGTAGAAGACGGTGAACTTGGACTGGTGCCGTTTGCGGCCGGCCTCGTTGTGCCGGTACTCGGTGATGATGTCGAGGATGTCGAGGACCGGGGCCGCCCAGGGCACGCCGCGCTCGGACGTCGGGGTTTCTGGAATGAACAGGTGAAGCATGTCTTCGGCACGCACGGGCTGCGGCAGGATTGCGGAATCCTTACCCCGCCAGTCCTTCGGATGGAACGGCAGCAACCAATAGTTCACCAACCGCTCGATCCCGTTCCGCTCGACGCCATCGACGATCCAGTTGCCAGACGGCGACTGCTGCGTATAGCCGAGAGGGAGATGGTCGGCCTGCATAATCTGCAACTGCAGCGGCACGCCCGACAGCATGTCGCCGTCGAGCCGGTCACGGAGACGAAACAGAACCTCGCCATCTTTGGCGACTTGTTCGCAGCCGTGCCATTGGAGACCGTAGAAATCGAACCGGCCGCGGGCGTCCGCTTCCTCGGACCAGGTGTTGAAGATCACCTTGAGATCAGGATACGGAATGATTGGGGTGATGCCGTACGAGACCACGTTGTTTGGGATCTGGCGGATCGTCTGACGATAGAACCCGTTGTTCGCGAACGCGTAGCGGCTTGCCTGACGGACGGTCTCGATCTCGCCGTTGGCACCGTTCGGGCCCGCATCCTTCACGGCGGCTTTCCGGACGTTGCGGTCGGCGGCCTTATAGAACGTGCGGGCGATTTTGCCGGCGCTGGAGAAGATATCCGACAAGGCGCTGCGGACGCCGCCTGTACGGGCTTTGCGGGTGGAAGCGACTGGGAGACTCTGGGATGTCACGGACATGTCCATTATTCCCCGATCAGCGTGATTAAGCGCATTCCGGTCCGGTTCGAGGGGCGACCCTCCAGTTCGGAGATGCGGGCGGACAGCAGGCGGACGAGGGCTTTCGCCTCAGCTTGGGAGATGAAGCTCGTCGTACCGCCGCCGGCTGCCGAATACGAAACCGTGTTGGCGGCAGTAAGGATCTGCCTCTCGATCTCGCGACGCTCCTTACGAAGCTCCTGCGGAGACCAGTCTTCGAAATACAGTACGTCCATTCGCCCTCACCAGTCGGAGCCAGACGACACGACGCCGCCGGTCCTGCGCTTCCTTGTTGCCATGAGCGCCTGCGCTACCTGAGCTGGGGATGGTGCCGCCCTTGGCACCGCAGCTTGCGCAACCGCCTTCAATCCGAATCGCGGTGTCGGGGAATCGGCCAGTAGAGGACTTGCTGCCGCACGCCGTTCTTGGGCAAGCGCGGAGAAGTCGTCGCCGAAATAGCCGATCTCGCCCGTCACCGGATCGTGGATCATCACGGGTATGTCGAGGTCTTTTCCTGCAACATTCAAGTCGGCCCAAACTGATCGGGTGATCTGCAGACCCTTGAGAGCAGCGAGCGCGTATGCGAGGCATACCCATTCTTCTTCGGCGCGGCGGCCTCGCTTCGGCTGCCAGTAATAGCCGGCGCGTACCTTCTTCTTCTCTTCACACATCAAGCGTTCGAGATATGTAGGCGGCATGGAGGCGGGGATCATCGGAGCGTGGTCGCCGGTCTGTTGCAGGAGACGGAAGACCGAATCCTTCGCGAGGCCCGTGTCGATGCGGTAGTAGCGATTCTTGGTCTTGCGGGAGGTGTTCGCCTTCGACGGCCAGACGTACCGCGACCTGGTGCCCGCAGCTTTGTTGTCGCCGATGATGGCCCAGATGTTCCGCGTGGACGGAAAGGATGCACAGAAGGCACGAACCTCGTCTGGGAAGCCGCCGTTGCTGTCCATGGCCGCCGCCATGATTTGCATTGTCTTGCCGTCTCGCCGCTTCCACTGCCTGTTCAAAAAGGCTCGCACCTCCTGATCGGAACTCGGGTCACCTGGACGTCCTTCGAACACCCAGTGCCCGATGACCCGCATCTGACCGAAGCGCGTCCATCCAACGACAGAGAACTCACGCGATGGGATTTCCACGTTGGCGAGACCTTTGCCAGCCTTGTTCTTTTGGGTGTCGCCTCCCGCAGTCAAGAGGACGACGTCGTCTGGTACTTCGGCAGAGTAAGGCTTCACGATCTCCGAGATGGAGTTCTCGTCGATGCCCTGGCCGACCTCGTCCCAAGGCTCGGCCATCTTGAAAGTGACGAATTCTTTCAGCTTCTCGGGATTTCCCTGCGACTCAAGCCATTGCTGCGCGAGCAGCTTCCACGCAGCGCCCGGCGACATCGAAATCCAGCTCGGGGCGTGGATGCCCACGTTGCCGGGCTGGGTTGGGATTGCCGTCGCGCGATAGGAGCCGGCCTCGATCACGGCCTCTTTCTCGTCCTCCCGGATGAAGCACTCGCGCTCAGTGTCGCACTTATAGAAGGCCTCGGTCACGTGGCCGTACTCATCGACTTTCCACCGGAACCCATACCGGGTCTTGTCTGAACCCCAGCGCAGTTCCTGCTCAGTTCTGCAATGCGGGCACGTGATGAAGAGCTTCCGCTTGTCCGACGTCTCCCACTGCGCCCAGATCACGGAGATGTCCCTGACGCCGGGCGTGCTGCCGATAATCAGCTTGGAATCGATGAAGTCCGTGCCGCGGTTGCGGAGCTGGGACACCTTGTCGCCCGCCGAGTTGCCGCGGGGCAGCCATCCGGAGCGGTCGGCTTCGTCGGCGATCTGGAGCCACGAAGTGAAACCCTGCAGGTCGTCCTCGTTGAACGCGGCGCGGTAGTAGGCGATGACACCGTTCTTGTAGCGGTACTCATCCATTGAGTCCGCGACCTCGCCGCGCTTGTTCTCGCGCAAGAGTTCCTGAACGGCAGCCGTGGTGGAGTGCAGGAGCGAGAGTTCGTCCTTGAAGAACCGCTTCATGTCGCCATCAGTCGGGAAGACGACGGACACACGTTTCTGCAAGACCGCAACCGTGTAGGCATAGATGACGCGGAGCAACTTCGAGTAGCCGATCTGCACACCCTTGAGGACGCTAACCTGCCTCGTGTCAGGCTCGTGGAAGAGCGCATGTCCAATCGCCCGCTGATAGACCGACAGCCGCATCGGACCGGCACGCGAAGACTCCTGCTTGGTGAGGGTGATATTCTCGAAGACCCAGTCGGCGAAAGACGGCGCCGTTTTCCACATCAGGTAGGCTGAGCGATAGCCCTGGAGCAGGCGGCGAAACGCCTCGAGACCCTCGGAAAAGCTGACGTCGGCAAGCAGGAGTTCGGCGTCGCGCTGAACGGTGTCGAAGTTGACGGGCATCGGCTACCCCGCCTGCATGGCATCGACCTTCGACTCTGCGGTCAGAGCCAAAAGGGCAGCCCTGATCTGCTCGTCGACGATCAGACGCACCTTCGCCGAAATCTTGGGATCAACTTTCGCCGCTACCGTGTCGGAAACGCCAGACAGACGCAGACGCAGCTCCGTGTAATCGCTGCGGATCAAGTCGGCGACGTCGGCGATCTTGGCGACCATGCGGACGTCTTCCGCAGCGGCGACACCGGCGGAGATCATCTTGTAAACGGCCTGCTGGGCCTTCGCCTCGTCTTCGGTCATCGCGCGTACATTCCCGGCCTTGTCGGCCACGGCTGAGGCGGATCGCTCCTCAAGCCAGCGCACGGCCTCCGCGCTGTCGATAACCCACGACGCTCCGCGGTCGCGGTCGGCTTTCTCGACGAACGGCATGCCTTGGTCGAGGTATTTCTGGACGGTGTTTCGGTCGCGGTTCAAGAACGCAGCGAGCTGCTTTAAGGACATCTGCCGAGCCTTGGCGGCGTCGCGACGGGAAACGGGTGGTGATGGGTCTTCGATCGGGGGTGCTGAAAAATCCGGTTCGACCTTCTCGTCGATCGGCACCCCTGGCGATTTCTGATTTCGTGCCATGAGCGGCCGGACTCCCAGTGTTTCCAATGGATTGGGAGCTGTCCGCCTGCAAGATTCAACTCCAGAACCGCAGGGGGTGCTGATGCTGACGCGATGTAATAAAATTTTGCGGGAGCGACAGTCTGGGGTCGCGAATTACCCGCATGCGGGGCAGGCCCTCAGGGGCCCCCGCCGACCTAAGTTTGTCCACATAGTGGGATCGTAGGAATTAAGCACTATCGGGCTATTGCGCCCTCCAGCATCCTCTGTTACTACGAGGTCAAGAACGTTGAGGTGAGACCTTGAGGCCAGTATCGATCCAGATTTCTGCGGAGCTTTTCCTCGAGTTCGCTGCTCGTGTGAAGGGCGATCCCACGGAGGAGATCGAGCATCTTGTGCGTCGGCACTTGGTGCAGCTCGATCAAGTTGTCGTGGACGCCGACACGTTCAAAAGGATGACGAGCAAGGAATTCAATGACGGTGATCCAAGCGGGGGGCTTGAGTGGTCGCCACTCTGGCTGCCGAACGGGACTGAGCTACGAATGCGATATCGTCAGAGGACCTTTCTCGGAAAGGTTCGCTTCGACGCGATCCACTATGGCGATCTGAAATATCACTCCGTAAGTCAGTGGGTGCGCCACGTCGCTCGCGGGACGGCGCGCAATGCCTGGCATGACGTATGGGTGAAATTTCAGGGCAGCGACGATTTCGTCTACGCAGACACACTGCGGCAGGTGCCGAGGACTGGCACGCCCCCAAGCGGTGAAAGCCGAGCAGCAAGGATCATTCGTCTGGGCGCGCTGTCGTTGCTCGACGACGATGATGCCGAGGAGAACAAAGAATAAAGGGGCCTCCGAATGGAAGCCCCTGAAGAGATGGGAAGACGACCTCGCGACTGGAAATCAGACGTCGTCGACCCTGGGTGCACTCGAACGAAAGGAGAGTTCATGGCTTGGCAGTCCAGCACTAGAAGAGCCTGAAAGCCGCCAGATCGCCGATGATCGGGCACGAGAGGGGCTGTCGCAGGGTGGTGAACCTTGCGACAGCCCGCTGACTTATACGGT